CAGGTTGGCAAGGTTGTAACTTAACTGAAATAAACGGAGGCATGTGCAATACCGAGGAAGATTTTTACAAGGCCTGCCGCGCGGCTTCTATCCTCGGTACCCTACAAGCAGGGTACACCAACTTTAAATTTTTATCTAATGTATCTAAACAGATATTCGATAGAGAAGCACTACTAGGTGTGTCAATAACTGGATTTATGAACAACCCAGACATTCTCTTTGACGAAAAGATTCTGAAAAAAGGTGCAGAGATAGTGAAAAAAGTAAACAAAGAAGTTGCAGAGATAATAGGTATTAATCCTGCGGCGAGAACAACATGTGTGAAACCAAGTGGTAATGCTTCAGTTCTATTACAAACTGCAAGTGGTATACACGCAGAGCATAGTTCAATGTATATTCGAAATGTACAGATGAACAAAGAGTCAGAAATTACACAAGCAATTATGCAATCTAATCCTTATATGGTAGAAGAAAGTGTATGGTCTGCAGGTGGTACAGATGTTGTTGTTTCATTTCCTATATTACCTAAAAAAGGTTCTTATTATAAAGATGACTTACTTGGTATTGACCATTTAGAGTTAGTTAAGAAAGCACAACAAAATTGGGTAGTTGCAGGTACAAACGAAGATTTGTGTGCAGATGAAGGTATCAGACATAATGTATCTAATACAATCATTGTAGACGATTGGGATAGAGTAGAACGATATGTGTTTGAAAACAGATACTTCTTTTCTGGTATTTCATTCTTGGCCGCAACAGGTGATAAAGATTTCAATCAAGCACCAAATACTGCAGTTATAGATGCGAAACAGATGGTGAACAAATATGGTAATGCGGCCATCTTTGCTTCTGGTATGGTTGTAGATGCACTTAAATGTTTCAGAAATTTGTGGGATGCCTGTTCTACTGCACAAGGTTTTGGTGAGAATATAACTGAAGAATCTTCTGCAAATGCACTCAAAAGAGATTGGGTAAGAAGATTTAAACAGTTTGCAGAGAACTATACAGATGGTGATATTAAGAAAGCAGAATATTGTTTGAAGGACGCCTATCTTTTACATAAGTGGAATAAGATACAAGATAATCTTTCAGAGATTAATTGGTTAGAAGATGTAAGAGAAAAGAAATATACTGATGTAGATACGATAGGTGCGGCCGCTTGTGCTGGAGGTGCCTGTGAAATCGACTTCTAGAATACCATCTCCTTGCAGAGATATATGTGTATTGAATAATGTAAACATATGTATTGGTTGTGGTAGAAAGAAAGAAGAAATTACAGAATGGATAAGAGCAACAGACGAACGAAAACAAGAGATACTAGAAAGGATTAAGAATGAGCAATGGTTTAGACGAGTACCAATTAGAATGTGATGAATGTGGAATCATTTGTTTTGTTCAGGTATCTCATCAACCTGAATATTGTCCTTGTTGTGGTTCTGAAGCATATGCCGTTCTAGTTGATGAAGAATATATCTCACATTTTTTAGATAAGGATAATGACTAAACTTCTGAAAACATATTATATAAATTGTGAAAATAATAATCAGAACGCAGAAATAGGACAGTCATATACACAAAGATTAAGTGCTGATGATTGTCATGCATACGCCAGATACATAGAATCTCTTACAAATATATTTTATTATGCACAAGCATTATACGAAGATGGTATTAAAACTACTTTGTATGCAACTCTCATACTTCATAAAAACGAATACTTCAAAGAAGAAGAACCAGAAACTAATTTTGATAGAATAGATTTTCTTATCAACAACTTCAAAGAATCTGATAATCCTATTATACTTTCCGTATATGAAAAAGAAACATCTGAAATAATAACACCATATTTTATGGATAAGATATGGTCTACCAAACGTCAACACAATCCTAATGACACAGAAGATTATGTAACAATACAAAAGTTAGAAGATACTCCTATGTTAGAAAGAGGTGGAAGTATGTTCGATATCTATGATAGAATATTAAATGTCTTGAACTCTTATCATATTGATATTGTAGAAATAGATTACACAACTAAAATTAGTTATGTGTATGAAAAATTATTGAAAGCAAAGTTTCATCTTTCATATCCTGGTGCTACATATTACTTTGCGGCGTTAACTAATACTCCAACTCTGGCATATGGAACTAAATTTGCTCCAACACAAACAGATGATATTATTATTAATAATGGTAAACCTATGTGTCTAAGAACTAAATGGGGCACATACGGTACTGCCGCAAATAAAATAGTTCATTATAGAAATAATAAATTATATAAATCTGAACAACAATATATTAATAATATAGGGCAATTGCAGAAAGACAATGAGATTAAGGTACTAGAAGATGCTCTACACAAACACTTTTTTTAACTATAAATATTTTTATGTGGATATATAATGATAAAGAATTCAATGAAACACCCGAAGACTATCAGGGATTTGTGTATCAAATTACAGAACTCTCAACAGGCAAGAAGTATATTGGAAAGAAAAATTTCTGGTCTCCAAAAACTCTTCCGAAAAATAGCAAACGACCTAGAAAAATTAAAACCAGAGTTGAATCAAACTGGCGAGAATACTATGGGTCAAACAAAGAACTCCAAGAAAACGTCAAAGAAAACGAAACAAACTATGAAAGAGTAATACTACATTTTTGTAAAACAAAAGGCGAGATGTCATACTATGAAGCAAAGTTACAGTTTCAATATGATGTATTACTATCTGACGAATATTATAATGAGTTCATTGGTTGCAAAATTCACTCAAAACATTTAAAAAAGTCTTGACATTTGTATCAAAAAATAGTATCTTGTAATTATGAAGAATCCAATTGCAAAATATTTAATGTGTGCATATGCATATTATGTTGATGATGCACCACTTGTAACAGACCATGAGTTTGATAAACTGGCAAAACACATACTAGAAAACTATGATACTATTGAACACCCACACAAACATCTTGTAACAAAAGAAGATTTAGAAGCAGGTTCATATCTAGGTGAATATCCTAGTATAGTAAAGGGCGCCGTAAGGGCATATAGAATGGAAATGAAAGAACGATTGAAAAGAGGAGATTATTATGACTAATTATGTATTTGATATTGATGGAACACTAACACCAAGTCGTCAAAAGATGACTAAAATTATGGAAGAATTTTTTACTGAATTCGTAAAAAACAATACAGTATATCTTGTTACTGGTTCTAACATAGAAAAAACTATGGAACAAGTTCCTATGGATATTCTACAAAGATGTAGAGAAGTTTATTGTGAATCTGGTTCAGATGTTTATTTTTATGATAGTAATTACGAAGGACTTTTAGGTAGGTCAAGTAACTATACCAGACATTGGGATTGTCCTGTAGAGTTACGAAATATGTTGATGAATCTTTTGAATGATAGTCAATTTCCTACAACTATGAGAACTGGTAATCATATCGAGATAAGAAAAAGTATGGTCAACTTTTCAGTTATAGGTAGAAATGCCACTTTTGGCGAAAGATATGTATACACTCTTTGGGATAAAGATAAAGATGAAAGAAAAGATTATGCTAGGCAAATTGAAGAACTATTTCCTGAATTAACGGCAACAGTTGCTGGTGAAATTGGTATTGATATTCACCCTAAAGGTCGAGATAAGAGTCAAGTATTGCCTCAAATTCAACAATGGCCTGATGGTAACGAACCAATCATATTCTTTGGTGATAAAATAGAAGAAGGTGGTAATGATTACCCACTTGCATATGCACTTGACCCAGAGAAAGATACTGTTCATCAAGTATATTCTTGGCAAGATACATATAGAATATTGGAGAATTATGTAAAATGACATTATGGAAAAAACCATCAGAATACGATTCTAAAGTTAATAATTTAGTTAATAAAATTATAACTAGTGAAATAGTTTTTAAAGAAAAATCTGGTTCAAATAATCCTATAAATGAACAGTATGTGCCAGTTTATCATATTGTAGAAGGTCAAAAGTATAGTAAAATTGTCAATAATGGATTTGATGTATGGGGATTTGTTGTAAAACAATCTGATGATAAATTCAAAGAAGGCGATATCCTAAAAGCAAAGACAAAAGATGAACCTTTTCGCAATCGTGCAAGAGGAAATATATATGATGAAGAATCTCTCAAAGACATAAATTGGTTCGGTGCAGAATAAATTTGTGTATAACTTCATAAGTCATTGATTTTAAACAAATCTTTTTTTCAAAAAACACTTGACATATATGTTAATTTGTAGTACCTTATTAATATATGATAAAGAAAGGAAAAAATATGAGTTTTTTTGAAGAAGAAATAACAATCGCACTAAAAAATCTTCGTAAT